GCACCTCAGTGTCGGACCTCTCTGTAATTTGGCTCTTGGCCTCTACGGAGATACCCATTAGCCGTCTAGACGGTGGGATAGACCACAAAACGTTTAATTTAATTTGCATGCGAAGAAGATTTATACATACAAACATTTTAAAATACATATAAATGGCACATCAAAATAGTAACGAGCCGTTAGCTGACTTAACGCGCCCCGGCTCGCTGAATGGTGCGTCCGATCAAAGAGCTTTGCTACTTAAGCTGTTCTCTGGAGAGATGTTTAAAGGCTTCCAGAACAATGCTATAGCAAGGGATCTTGTGATGAAGCGTACACTTAAAAATGGACGCTCTTTACAGTTCATCTACACAGGTCGCACCAGCGCCGAGTTCCATGTTCCAGGTCAATCAATCCTTGGTAACAGTGACGGCGCACCTCCAGTCGCAGAAAAGACAATAACTTGCGACGACCTCCTTATCAGTTCAGCTTTCGTTTATGAATTAGACGAGACACTTACTCACTACGAATTGAGAGGAGAGATCTCTAAGAAGATTGGTTATGCACTAGCTGAAAAATATGACCGCCTAATCTTTAGAGCTATTACACGTGGAGCAAGAGCTAAGTCTCCTATCCAGAAGTCTAACTTTGAAGAGCCAGGTGGAACACAGATTCGTGTTGGTACCAATGCTGATGCTAATGATGCTTACAGTGCAACTGCACTAGTCAATGCATTCTATGATGCAGCAGCTGCAATGGATGAGAAAGGAATCAGTTCTGAGGGACGTGTAGGTGTACTTAACCCACGCCAGTACTATGAACTAATCCAACAGGTTGGTGAGAATGGTCTAGTTAACAGAGACTCACAAGGTACATCCCGTCAGAAGGGTAATGGCATTGTAGAGATTGCTGGTATCAAGATCTTCAAGTCAATGAATATTCCGTTCTTGAGTAAGTATGGTACGAAGTACACACCTTCATCAGGTAACGACGACACTGTTGATACTAACGTAGCTGATCCTGGTAACACAGGTGATTTCATTGCACCAGATATCGAAGATGGACGTAACTCTGTTACAGGTATCCATAACGACTATGGTCAAGCATCTAACTTCGCTAACTCTTGTGGACTTATTTTCCAGAAAGAAGCTGCAGGTGTAGTAGAAGCTATTGGACCACAGGTTCAGGTAACTTCTGGCGACGTATCAGTCATCTACCAAGGTGATGTGATTCTTGGACGCTTAGCAATGGGAGCTGATTATCTAAATCCAGCTGCTGCTGTTGAGCTTTATGCAGGTACTGCTACAGCACCAGCTCAGTTTGGTACTGTTCAATCTGCAACCAACAACGCTGGTTATCAGTAAACAATATTTATTATTCACATGGGGAGGCTTCGGTCTCCCTTTTTTTTATTCACATAACTTATGGCAAACCCCAATTTTTCGTATATCGATACAGAACTATCCGCAATAAATACAATATTGGGGACTATAGGTCAGGCTCCAATACAGAAAATAGATCTAGAGAACCCAGAGGTTAACCTTATATATAACCTATTACAAGAATCAATAATAGATGTCTTAGGTGAAGGTTGGTCTTTCAATAAAGAGGATCATGTAACACTTACACCTGATGCTGATGGATTTATAACTGTACCAGCTAATGCACTACACTATGATATATCTGATGGTCAACGTCTCAGAAGTAAAGATGTAACTATAAGAAATGGTAGACTATATGACAAAGTAGATCATACAGATGTTTTCACTAGTGATGTAGATGTAGACATTGTATGGTTATTTGGTTTTGATTTAGACCTTGCTAATAAAGCTCAAGTAGGAGGATCAATACCCGAAGTATTTAAAAGATATATTATCGCTAAAGCCAGTACCAGAGCTGCAGTTCAGCTGTTAACTAATGCAGAATTAAGTAACATGTTGAGTTCATCAGAGGCATTAGCTAGAGCAGTTTGTATGGAGTATGAATGTAATCAAGGTGATCATAGTTACTTTGGATTACAGCACAATACTTCTTACGATTCATATCAACCTTATAAAGCATTATCTAGAATCTAATGGCAGGAATTACTCAGACAGTACCAAATTATATACAAGGCATATCACAACAACCTGACGAATTAAAATTACCAGGACAAGTTAACGATGCTTTGAATGTTCTACCTAACATAACAAAAGGATTAGAGAAGAGACCAGGGTCTGAGTTTATTAAAACTTTAGATCTACATGGAGATGAATTAGAAGAAGGTAAATACTTTCTAATTGATCAAGATAACAAGTATATAGGAAGAGTTGATAAGACAGGAAAGATTCAAGTATGGGATTTAACTGGTAAAGAATATGAAGTAATACAAGGTGATCGTGTTGATAAAGATGGTAATACTATTTCTACTTATGATGATCAACCTTTATCACCTAACTACTATCTTAAAGAGATTAAGGGAATCAACATAACCAATGGAGGTACTGGTTATACAAGTACACCTACAGTAGTTATTGGTGCACCTTTAAAAGCTTATACACATAATGGTGGTGCTCATTCAAGTAGAACAGCTGGTACTTATAACAATGTAGCTACTGAACGTGTTCATTCAGGTGCTCCTACTGGTAACGATGGTGCAAAATTTAATGTAGTTGTAGCAAATGATGGTACACCTACAATAACGCTGGTTGACGCAGCTAATGGTTATGTTAAAGATCATACATTTATTATTAATGATTCCGTATTAGGTGGAGGTGGTGCTTCTAATATTTTATTTGGAGTAACTGAAACTGTTGGATCAGGAGCAACTATTGAATCAGTCACAAGAGTTGGTGGTGTTGTAACAGAAATTTTATTAGATAATAAAGGGTCGGGATACGAAACAGCACCTACAATAACTATCTCAGGTGGAGGTGGTTCTGGTGCTACAGCTACAGCTTCTGTTGGAGCTTTGCCATATCTACAACATACAAAGTCTGATTCAATTCAATACTTAACTATTAATGACAATACCTTTTTCACAAATAGAGAAAGGACAGCTGTTATGAGTGATAGGGTTAAGGATACTTTAATTGATGACTCAACCTTAACGGGTGACGGTATTGAGAATACACCTCAAACCCTACGAGATAATTGGATTAATTATACCGAGAATGTAAGACCTAAAGAAGCATTCATAGAGCTAAAGCAAATAGCCTATAACAAACAGTATGCATTAAACTTTCATAATCCTGAAAGTGATACTGTCCTAGAACAATATGTAGCTACTAAGTTAAGTGCTGAATGGTTAGGTACAGCAGGCACTACCTACGAAGAAGGTGGTACTAAGACTACTAAACAAGTGATATGGGCTGACATAATTTATAAAAAAGACGACGAAGGTAATGACATACCTGATCCCCCTTATGAAGAAAGTGGACAAGATGATTTAAAGACTGCTGATGGTTCTTGTAAATATACTTCTAGAAAAGTATTCACCATAAATCCAACAGGAAAGACTGTTTATAACCAAGAAGAAGGTGACAGAACAAAGTATGGACAATTACTGTTAACATCAACTGCTCTTAGATCATTAGATACTGGATCAGCTGGTTACGCTCCTCACCCTAATACTAGGGGGAATCAGAACAACCTACGCTTTGAGTTAGAAAATATAGGTACACCTCATGCTGTCTCTAAAGCAAATCAAGAGCAAAAATATGAGTGCATGTATCAATTAAAATGTAATTTGATGCATGGTGGTGAAGGTTGGAGGAAAGGAGATAACTTTGTTGTCGTTATGGAAGGTACTAATTATAGAATCACTGTTGATGAACATGAAGTACAAACTATAAAAGCAAGCATTGCAGCTGTAAGACCTGCACCCACTGCTAGTGGAGCTGATGAAGTTATAACTGCAGAGCAAATCTTAGATTCAATTACTGCTGAGTTTGACAGGAGAGCAAACCTAAAGGATGAAACCAATACACCTATGGTTTCTGGTCCAGGTTGGCCATGGGCTGTAAGGAAGATTGGTAATGGATTACATTTTAGATTCTATAGTAAAGATAAAATAAGTGGATTAGAATCAGCAGCTAATGCTTTAACACCCGTAGACTTCACTGTTACTTCACCTAATAAAAGTTTATTTAATATACTTACATCTGAAGTAAATAATGTAGGAGATCTACCAACTCAATGTAGACATGGATATGTTGTTAAAGTTTTAAATAGCAACAGTGAAAAGGATGACTACTACTTACAGTTTAAATCAAATACAGCACCTGCTGATGGAGCTGGTATATGGGAAGAGTGTCCTAAACCTGGACTAAGGAATGAGTTAGCAAGGGATACAATGCCTCATCAGTTGGTAGAAAGGTTAGTAGTTGATCCAGATAATGCAGGTGAATTCCTCACTAAGTTCTATCTAGAACCAATTGAATACATGCCAGCTGTATGTGGAGATGAGGAAACTAATCCACAACCTAGCTTTGTTGATAAACCAATAACTAATATAGCTTTCTTCAGAAATAGAATTGCATTCTTAGCTGGAGATAGTGTTGTCTTATCTCAAGCTGGAGATTACTTTAACTTCTGGGCTAAAACTGGTATGACTATAACTCCATCTGATTGTATAGATGTAGCAGTTAGTTCAACATCACCAGCCACATTATTAGATGCCATAGCTGTACAACGTGGATTACTGTTATTCAGTAAAGAACAGCAATTTATGCTGACTACAGATAATGATGTCTTAAGACCTGAAACTGCAAAGGTTGTAAACATATCTACCTATTCCTATAACTCACTGATTAAACCATTTTCAATGGGTACGTCTGTTGGATTTACTAATAATTCAACAAGTAATAGTAGGTTTATGGAGATGGCTAATATCCAAGCTGGAAGACCACCTGATGTATTAGAACAAAGTAAGTTAGTACATTCAATGTTACCTGCAGCTATAGACTCTGTGGCTGAATCTAAAGAACAAGGTCTAGTTCTATTTGCTACTAGTGATACTTCAGATATGGTCTATGGTTATAAGTGGTTTAATACTGGAGAGAAGAGAGTCTTATCATCTTGGTTTAAATGGAAGCTACACGGTAATGTCATCTTCCATGCAATAGTAGATGATATTTATCATGCAATAGTCAGAGCTGATGATCAATCAGTACAACTTCAAAAAATAGATATTAAGAATCAACCAAAGATTACAACTAGAAATGGAGATTATTTAATACATCTAGATAATATGACGTTGATTTCATCTATGTCATATAGCTCTTCTACTAAGAAAACAACAGTTACCATACCTGATAACTTCACTGTTACAGGTGCTAAGAAGTTTACTTTATTTGCAACTGCAGGAACCATGGCAGGTCAAGCTGAGTACCCAGTTATATCTGGTACTACAGTTACAATCCCTGGTGATTGGAGTAGTTCAGAAGTTTATGCAGGTTATATCTACAAGATGCAGGTACAGTTCCCTACTACTTTCTTAAAGGCAGAACAAGGGGAAGCTGTTAGAGCAGAGTCTAGAGGTTCAACTATTGTACATAGAGTTAAATTAAACTTTGGAGCAATAGGATATTTCCAAACCAGATTAGAAAGGAAATGTAGACCTGATTGGATACAAGACTACGAGATGGCATCTAACTGTAATTTCGATCCAAACTGTTTTGGAATAGTACCTAATGCTAGACAAACAATACCAATTTATTCAAGGAATGAGGACTATAGGTTGTATCTAGAATCTATCCATACCTCACCTTGCACATTACATTCATCCAGTTGGGAAGGTGACTACAAC